TTCTATGCCCACGGTCTATCCGGTTGAGTTGGGCGTCCGCGCTTATCAGTATCGAGCCAATGAGTATGATGCTGAAGCGCGACCTAAGTTGCAAGCGTTCATGTCCCCCGTAGTACATGGAGCGTTTGTTCCCGTGCCCAACAAAGCCGCTGAGGAAAGGTGCGTCGAAGGCAGAATCAATAAATTGAAGAAACCTGAGCCTCGCTCGCACCGCTTCCGTGACCAATGCATAGACGAGTTTGCTGAACTCGTTGTGCGTGGCGTGATCCTTGAGCCAGTTTGCTATGAGGTGGTGGACCGCAAGCAAACCAGTGCTGCCCAGAAGACTTCGTTGAGACGTGCCGTTGTCCATGGTGATTTTCGTCAGCGCATTCTTAAGTGTTTCATTAAATCAGAAGCATATCAGGATGTTAAAGACCCGAGGAACATCAGTACGTATAACGACGCTGATAAGCTTGACATGGCAATGTTTGCCTTGTCGTTATCAGAGCATTGTAAGCAGTTTTCTTGGTACGGGCCTGGCAAGACCCCACGCGAAATAGCTACTCGCGTGGCGGAGATATGTGTCGATGCCGAATATGTGAATGTATCTGACTATCATCGCATGGATGGCACGATTTCATATACCCTGCGCCAGGTTGAACGGGCGATTTGCATGAAGGCCTTTGCAAATCACCGCACTGTGTTGAACGAATTATTGAAGAATAATGTCGACAACAAAGGAATTCTGCCTTACGGAACAGAATTCGATCAAGGATCGTCTCACGGATCAGGCTGTTCTGCCACCAGCCTGTTCCAAACCCTCCGCGCTGCGTTCACTAGCTACCTTGCGTTCAGGAACAAATCCACGCCCGGTGGGAACAAATACAGCAGCATCCAAGCATTTGAAGCCCTCGGAATTCACCTCGGTGACGATGGTCTCGATGCTGACTTGCCCGCTGCATCCCACCGGTGGGCGGCCGATAAAGTTGGACTCATCCTCGAGGCCTCTATTTTACACAGAGGCGATAGAGGCGTCAATTTCTTGGCACGCATCTATTCACCAGACGTCTGGGAAGGCGCTCTTGATAGTATGTGTGACACGAGAAGACAGCTGTCCAAGTTTCACACTACGGTCCGCCTACCTTCTAACATTACGCCTGAACAAAAGCTTGTCGAAAAGGCAATGTCGTATGTGGCTACCGATGCCAACACCCCCGTCATCGGGGAGTTTTGTCAACGCGTGCTACTGCTGTCATCCTATCGCCCCAAACGCCTTCTTGGGCTCGGTAATTGGTGGTGTAAGTTCGAACAGTCTGCCCAGTTCCCCAATGAAAATGTTGGAGGATGGATGGATGTGGAGTTTGAGCTATCACTACCTGAATTCGACAGAACTCAGTTCAATGATTGGTTGGCTACCTGCAAGACGGGAGCGGAATTGCTTTCGCCTCCGCTTTGTGAGCCACCCCGACCAGCAACAACGCATGGCGTTGATGTCGTGGTCGATGCGGATACGTTGTCATGTAACCACGAAGAGAACCGCACCGAACCAGTCAGGCGTCGGACGAGACGTAAACAACAACAACAAACCCAACAGTACCCACCAAGCGACGACGGGGCCTCTAATCCAGCCTCGAGCAGAAGTGACTGCGCCTCTTCCGCTTCACAGAAGAGAAGACGTCCGATCCCAGGTGACTGGGGAAAAGCCATGTCAGGCTGGTTGGCGTGGCTCCTCGCGCAGTGCGCCGCAAGGCGCGGCGGGAGGCAGGATTCACCAGTTCCTCTGGCGGCGGTCGCGCGCCGTCAGTTACGCGAAAAAGGAACTGCGCGGCCAGGGACGATGAGAAACCGTTCCAAGCCGAGTCAAGTAGCCCGGGTGAGTTTCGACCCCGGGCCAATCGCAGTTACCAGAGGTAAATGGTTGCTACTGTGTATCAGCACGGGCGCAAGGCTCTGCAGGTCTCTTACGAGATCAGCCAAGCAAAACGGCCGAAAGGCTGGACAAATTGAGCGTGCGCACCGGGAAGAGCGCGTGATCTCGGCAGGATCCGTGAAAACTTCCGAAAGTCGGCGATGCGAAAATGGCACCGCTGAATAGAGGCGAAAAGCAACCTGAGAGGTAAGAGGCGAGACCCGTGGCACCGGGCCAACGCGCTGTTAAACGCAGCGGCCGACCTGGCGCTAAGTGGTGAAGACGCGGAAATTAGAGTCTCAAACGTGTCTGCACCTGGTTCGCAAGCCGGTGGCGCAACCATTGGCCCAAGCGAGCTGAAAAGCCTCACTCAACACTCCCGCGCTGCAAAGCGCTGGACGGCCCTGCTACGAGGCCGGGAACTCCGCTTGCCGTGGAGAATAGCGTCGGGAAGCTGGCAGCCTTCGGGCGCCTAATGCCAGCATGGGAAAGAGAGCGCGGCGAACTCCCACCTCC